AGGATATCCATAACGTATCTAAAACAGCTGAGAAAGAAGATGTGCGCTTAAGGGCGCTTTTTAAATTAAGTGATATATTAGACCTTGAAGATAAAACTTCAACTAAGGTAACCCAGGTTACAGGAGCATTATTTCAAGGATTCCAACCAGATGCCTTAGAAGAAGTAGAAAGGCCAAGGGAGATAGAAGATGGCAACCCCGACTAAAGAATTTATGGACCACTTAAGGGAGAGAGAAGGTTATAAGTCTGAGGTGTACTTAGATACTTCCAATAGACCCACTGTAGGTGTAGGACATCTTTTAACAGCTGAGGAGATAAAAAAGTATCCTGTAGGTACTACTATAGATAAGGAGCAGCTAGCTCTATGGTTGGAAATGGACTCTAGCGTGGCATATAATGCTGGATTAGCTCAAGCAAAGGAAGCTGGCATTTCAGACCAGGGTATGATTGAAGCCTTAGCATCTGTAAACTATCAGCTAGGAAGATCCTGGGGCACAAAGAAGACTAAGTTCCCCAAGGCATGGAAAGCCATTAAGGATGGGGACTATATAGAGGCTGTGAAGCAAATAAAGGAGAATAGCTCTGGTGGAAAAAGTGATTGGTATGATGAAACACCTACTAGGGTAGAAGATTTTGCAAAGGCATTAAATGCTTATGGTAAGAAAGTTAAACCACAAGATTATGCACTACAACAAATGATAAATGAAGACAACACCTTTGCATAATGGAAAAAATTGATGCTAATGCTTTTGCTATGATGCAGCATGCTACAGCTGATAAGACTGCAGTATCGCTAAATGGTAGTAAGTCAAGATTGAAGAGTGAGGATTTACACAACACCTTGATGGCTGCTGGCTTTACCCCTGTTCTAGGGAATCTGGCAGATGCTGCAGATGCGTTATTATATGCTGCAGAAGGGGAGTTTGGCAATGCAGCTTTATCTCTTACAGCTATGATCCCATTTATTGGGCAGGCAGTTTCAGCAAAGAGAGCTATAAAGGCAGCAAAAAAAGCCGGTGATGAGATAGTTGCTATATATAGGGGTACCAATTGGCATCCGGCAAGAAAGAAGGTAGGTGAATCGGTATTGGACACAGGGGAAGCGATGGTTAAGGATGGAAAATTTGTTGGAGGTAAGTACTCACGCTTTAATCCTGGTACATCTAGATATGATCTTCCAGAAGGAACTATATGGGGGAGTAAGAGCAAAAAAGAGGCTATGGAGTGGGGAGCGTCCCAAGTGGACGACATTAGTGATAACTCTAATTATATTCTAAAGTTTGAGATACCTCAGTCAGAATTATCTCGACTTAAGCCAGTGTTTGATAGGGGCAGTACAAACATTGGTATACCTGGTGGGCTAGATAAAAAGTGGCTTACCAAAGCTGAAAAGGTTACTGAGGATATGTATATGGATTTAAAGTATGGCAAACATTAATACTAGAAATGTATCACAAGCAGAAGAAGAACTCAAACTTGCAAGGGAGGACATTATAGCCTATGGTAAGTTATTTCTTCCAGATGATTTTATGCGCTCTGAAACGCCTTTCTTTCATTATCAGGTGGCAGATGTCGTTAATGACCTTTCAGTTAGACAACTTGCGGTCATACTACCCCGTGGCCATGGCAAGACTGTACTCACTAAGTGTAGCATACTGCATGATTTTTGCTTTACTACAGAACCACTATTTTATGGTTGGGTCGCTGCATCTAGCAAGATTAGTGTTCCTAACTTAGACTATATAAAATATCACTTGGAATATAACGAAAAGTTGCGGTATTATTTCGGTGATTTAAAAGGGAGAAAATGGACAGAAGATGATATTGAACTTAAAAATGGTACCAAGCTTATTAGTAAGTCGAACTTGTCAGGGATACGAGGTGGCGCTAAACTACACAAGAGATACGATCTCATTGTGCTGGACGATTTTGAGGATGAGAATAATACCGTTACGCCTGAGTCTAGAGCTAAAATCTCGAACCTTGTTACGGCTGTTGTGTTTCCTGCTCTTGAACCTGGCACTGGTCGCCTTAGGATTAATGGTACTCCCGTTCACTTTGATAGCTTCATTAATAACATCCTGGTTAACCATGATAGGGCGAAATCTGAAGGCTCGGATTTCAGCTGGAAAGTGATTACACATAAAGCTATACAATCTGATGGACAACCTATATGGCCTGATTGGTTTGGCCATAAGGAGATGGAGAGAAAGAAGAAATTTTATACTGACTCTGGACAACCGCAGAAGTTCTATCAAGAGTATATGATGGAAGTTCAAAGTACTGAGGATGCAATCTTCACCAGAGATCATATTAAGTACTGGGAGGGAGATTTTATACATGAAAATGAAACAGGGATATCTTATATACATACAACAGATGGTGACGTTAAGCCAGTCAATATTTTTACGGGTGTTGACCCCGCTACTGATTCTGCTCGTAGGGATAGTGACTTCAGCGTTCTACTTACTATTGGTGTGTGCCCTGATAATAATATATATGTGCTTAACGATGTACGCAAGCGCAGCTTGCCTGTTCTCGGAATACTAGGAGATCATAAAAAAGGAATCGTTGATCACATCTTTGAGCTTAATAACATCTATCACCCTTCCCTTTTTACAATCGAAGAGACTACGATGTCTAGGCCGATTTTTCAAGCGCTTATGGCAGAAATGCGTAGGCGTAACGATTTCACGGTTAAGTACGCTGCTGAAAAACCAGGTAATAGAATGTCGAAGCGTGACAGGATACAAGAAATACTTGCGCAAAGATTTTCAGTGGGTGCGGTACACCTTAAGAAAGATATGTTTGACCTTCAAAGAGAAATTATAACTTTTGGTCCTAGAATGGGCCATGATGATACTATTGACGCTTTAGCTTATGCATGTAAGTATGGCTATCCTTCTAAGGATCTTAGTCAAGATAAGAAGGGTAACTATTATAAGAAGAAACCACAAGCTAAGAATTGGGTCACAGCATAAGGAATAAAAAATGGCAAAGAATAAAAAAGCAGATCAAGTAAGACAGTTATACAATATGTGTAGCAATACCACTAGAACTCAGTGGCAAAAGATTAACCAGATGGGTTATGAGTTTGCTCATGATGATCAAATTAGCCAGGCTGATAAAGCAAGCTTAGAAGAACAGGGTATGCCTACATTTACTATTAATAGGATACTGCCTGTAGTAGAGATGTTAAACTTCTATGCTACAGCCAATAACCCTAGATGGCAAGCTATAGGGGTAGAGGGAAGTGATTCTGCTGTTGCTGCTGTATATTCTGATCTATCTGACTATGTATGGCATAACTCAAATGGCGCTACTTTATATGCTAATGCTATTAATGACTGTATCACAAAGTCTATAGGTTATCTGTTAATATCAGTTAATCAAGATGCAGACAATGGCCTTGGAGAGGTTGTAGTTCAACAGCCTGAACCATTTGACATATTTATAGATCCTAAGAGTAGAGATATGCTATTTAGAGATGCTGCTTATATAATGGTAAGAAAGGTCCTACCTAAAAACCATCTTATCAAACTATTTCCTGATGCAAAAAGAAAGATAGCAAATGCTAGTAGCGATGACCAGTGGAGTAGAACATATTCACAGAGGCCTACCAATGATGCAAGCCAAAAGCTATTCACCTATAATGATGACACAGATGGGGATGATGCTCTTACTGCTATAGGAGAGCAGGATGAGCTTATAGAGTTTTTTGAAGTGTATGAAAAGATTAAGATGCCATATATGAGTGTCTTCTATAGAATACCACCAAACCCTCAGCAACTTGAACAAATCAAGAAGCAGGTAGAAGTAAAGATGAAAGAAATGGCTGCTGAGATGCAAGTGGAATTGTTAGAGCAAGAAAAGAAGATGCAGGAAGCTGTACAAAAGGGTGAGATGATACCAGAGAGGTATGAACTTGAAATGAAGAAGGCTCAGGAAATGATGCAGCAGCAGTTACAATCTGCAGAGCAAGAATACATGAGTGAGTTACAATCTGAAGCTTCCAAGATCGAGAATAAAATAGTTACAGAGAAAGAATATAAGATACTTATAAAAGATCCTCAGATACAGAAGAATATAGTAGATGCTGTTAGGTTCTTTAATGATAGAATAAAGCAGACTTGCGTTGCAGGCGATAAGCTATTGTATGAAAAGGTATTGCCAGATACTATAAAAGACTATCCACTTATTCCATTTCACTATAAATGGACAGGCACTCCTTATCCAATGTCAGCTGTATCGCCACTTATTGGAAAGCAGAGAGAGATAAACAAATCCCATCAGATCATGGTACATAATGCTTCATTAGGATCAAGTTTAAGGTGGATGTATGAGGAAGGATCAATAGATGCAGAGGTCTGGGAGAAATACTCCTCGAGCCCAGGTGCTTTGCTGCCTGTAAGGCCTGGAGTAGAGCCGCCTACATCTGTTATACCAGCACCATTATCAAATGCTTTCTTCCAGGTTGTACAAGAGGGTAAGGCTGATATGGAATACTTAGCTGGTATTTATAGCTCTATGATGGGTGATAGCGCAAATGCAGGGGAAACATATAGAGGTATGTTGGCATTGGATGAATATGGTACTAGACGTATTAAGCAATGGATGACTACATCTATAGAACCAGCTTTAAAGCAGACAGGTACAATTATTATGCAATATTCCCAGTCTACTTATACAGCTTATAAAAGATTTAGAATAGTACAGCCCAGCGCTCTACAGGAGCAAAAGGAGCAAGAAATTAACATACCAATCTATAACGATATGGGTGAAGCTATAGGTAAGTCTATGGATGTAGAAGCAGCCAAGTTTGATGTTAGAGTTATACAAGGGTCTACAATGCCAGTTAATAGATGGGCATACCTAGAAGAGCTTAAATCATTACTGCAAATGGGTGTAGTAGATGATATAGCTGTGTTAGCAGAAACCGATATAAAGAACAAGGAGAACATTGCGAAAAGAAAATCTCTATACTCACAACTGCAAGGACAAATACAACAACTATCCGAAAATCTTGAAGATAAAGAAGGCACTATTGAGACACTTGAACGTCAATTGGTCCAAGCGGGTATTAAAAACAAAGTCATGCAGGCAAGTGTTGAGATAAACAAAGAAAAGGAAGCAGTGAAATCTCAGATAGATAAAGAGTATGTAGAAACAGAGGGAAAACAGAAGTTACTACGTAATGTTATGTCTAACAATGTTGATGCTCAGCAACAAAAAGCAGCAAATATGTTAGAAAGTGTAAAAAATAACTTGCAAGCTAATAATAAAGAGTAGTAACTTACACAGAATTTTATTAACCATAAAGGAGAAATAATGGCAGAAGATAATAAA